CCAAGGTAATCCGTTGAGTTCGTACGCTCATCGCGACCATGTCATCCTTCTTCAACGCGTTGTGTGGACCCCTAGGGTCCTGGGCCGAGATACAATTCTCTCCGCTCTCGCAGACCGCCCCATTGGGTGGCGGTGGGACTTCCTCTACTGAGGACTCCCCGTCGAATGATGTCGCAAAGTCCCACGTGGGCAATGCACCCCTTACCCCAGACGAGCTCGGTTCCATGTGTTCCGTGAGCGTCGACGGCGAGGATGGCCGCACCCTGCCGCCCGGTCCGCCGGCAGGAGGTAGAAGTCAGGACAAGTGTGCTGAGCACACCGATACCAGCTCTGGTCCCGCCAGCCCCCAAGACGTTGCGCAAGCGCCTCGCCAAATGGGCATGGAGAGAGGAAAAGGAGCAGGGATGCCCGATGTTGTCGGGCTCGGTGGTGTCAGTATGCACACGATGAAGGAGGAGAAGGGGAAGGGTGGGCTTGGTGCCCCTTGCGCATGGCCTAGGCTGGACGCGAGCGAGCCCCCCCCGACTAGACCCTTTCCTCCTTCGCTGGAGTCTCTTGAGGCTCCGGCTGCGACCGCAGGCTCCCACGCCAGCTTACCGCAGCGAGCAGCCTCCGAAGTACGAGGTGCTTACGCGCGGATGGATGATAAGCTGGACGGGTCGCCACTAGATTTCGAGCACAGAGAGGCAATCCAGCGTCTTGTAGAATTTTTCTACTGGATGCCACTCAGTGATTCCTGGCGGACCAACGACATTCTCAGAGAGATGTATAGGATCGTCAGCTCGGCTGGCTGGGACGTTTACCCGTTCCAGTCAGGGCAGAAGGAGCGCAGTCTTGCCGCGGAGGCGCAAGGCTCGCGCAGGGGATCAGCCTGGAACGTCCACTCGTCTCTCCATCACCATTGGGGCGAGGACGTGCTGCGAGGCCGGGCGCACCGACACAGTGTGCGTCCGACCGACTGCTACTGCATGAACAACGTCGACTTCTATCTCAACGTCGACGCGTGGCGGCAGATCGCACAAGGCCAACCGATTCTCCTGCGCACGCTTATCGTGGACCGCCCCTGTGGCGTGATGAATCACGGTGAGTGGCGCTTCGTAGAGAACAAGCTTCACATGTCGATGCGCGCTTGGGATAGCAGCGCGGAGACTCGGCGTTACGTGAAGTTTGAGCATGAGCTTTGGGATTTCCAACATGGCCAGGTCGTAGATTTCGGCGACTGGCTGTACCGGGTCCATATCAAAGCTCCTGTGCCCGGCTGCGAGCAGTACCGTCTGGTGCTGCTCGAGCCAGTGTGGACCTCCCCTGGTGGTTGCTGCCGGAAGCTCTGGAACCTCGCCTGTTGCGGCGGGGAATCCTGGGGCAAGCCGGATGACTGCCAGCGCCTACAGAGGCTGCGAGTAACCCGGAGGGGCGAGAAGCAGTCTTGGAGCATCATGCGTACCGCGGCAATTGGCCAGGGCGCTGAGCCTGAGATCCACATTGCCCTTGACCATCAGACGACCTTCTTTTCCCTCAAGGCGTCTGACTATGCGTTAGCCATGGCAGGTGAAATAAACTGCTTTTCCCTCAAGGAGTCTTTTGATGTCAAGTCCTCTAAGGACCGACTACTCCTGCTGACGTTTGTCAAGGACATGACCGGACGAGCGATCCACGACTCTGAACCGCAAACCATTGCGTACGAGGTCGGCTCGTCCAAGGGACCCACCAGTGCAAAGAGACCGAAAAGCTGCTTCCCTCTTTGCGATGCCCTGCTGGTGGCACCTGTCACTCCACTCACCAGCCAAGCCAATGAGGAGGCTGGTGTAGTCGGACGCGTAACTGGCATTCAGCATCCCAACGACATGCGCCTGAATAAGGACATCCTTCCGTACATGCGGGAGTTCGTTGATTTAGCTGTGCCACCCGAGGTGAAGGCTGGAAAGAAACTTCGGGTGGAGAGCAACGACCTAGTCGTGGCTCGCCAGAACGACGCTCGCAAGCGTCTCACGTTCGAGTGTTCTGCCATGATGGATGATTGGGAGGACCCTGGATTCGCACAGACTGGCTTCCTCAAGAAGGAGAACGATGGGGGGGAGCTATCAGGGGCCATCAAGTGTCAGCCGCGTGTTATTACGCCGTTCGAGGGTTACGGTAAAACGCGGTACATGGGGGTGGTCCCGG